CCAATTTCAATGAGACCATCCTTAAATTGAGAATTGGTAACATGAATATTAGCGACAGTTCCTATGGACGTGACATTACCGGTCACATAGAGATTACCGTTTACGTTTAAATCACCTTCTGCACCACTACTCGCAGCTGAAATACCCGTGATACTCACGGGAACTTGTGTTCTGAATAATTGTTTGGTACTTTGATTATACGCCACGAACGTATTAGTGGTTGCATCCGTACCATCACCTGCAAATACTGTTGAAATTTCGAGAGGTGTGAGGTAAAAACCACCAGCTTTCGTTGCGTCGATTTTATCATTACTCGCGTTGATGACGACGGAGTTATCGTGCTGATCTTCTCTACAATTCTTACCGAAGCGAAGCTCCGTGGCAGCACCGACGGTACTCAAGTTCTTCGGCATTTAATATTACTACTGATTTTAATTTGCATACATGAGACCCGCACACCCATTATTCACTCTGAGTATGTTATAATTTACTGCATAAATCGGGTCTATGATTTCCCGGGATTCGCTATGAATCTTTACCGACTCGACACGCGAAAAATTAAGCGAACCAGAAGGCTGTAAGGAACTCGTGTTTAAACAAAACGAATGTAAGAAACAATCTGGAGATGTGACGAAGTTTGTATGGTAATAATGCTGGACATCCACGAAATGGGGCTTCGCCCACTTCCACGAACTGATATCCGTACCGTTGATGCTAATTTTTAGTTTATTATCTATGGAAGTCAATGTACTTTCCATATTCGTATTGGCGCAAGCAATGTATTTAACCGGGTGATTAAACGTCAACTCTTGGACGAGTTCACCGGATGGGATACTTTTTTGTACTTGTGTTATGAGAATGTTATGTTCACGGGAAGCCATTATTCCGCGTTCTTCGTTATCTAAGTAATAATAATTAGCGTAAGCATCCACGTTATAATTACCAGCTTCGGGACCCCAGTAAATACGCAATTCCACGGTACTGTACTGCAGCGCCACGAGAGGAATAGCAGATTGAGGACCCTCGCAATAAAAGAAACGCAAAGGGTAAAAGTATGAGCGAGCAGATGCACCGGGGTGCACACCGTTGGAACTTTTACTCACATTTTGTGCGAACATATCTACAGCTATATTCTCACTAAAATCATAATCTTGAACATCGATAACCTGCCCGGCCACTAAAAGTTCCACCTTATTTATCACATCTCCCCAATCCTGGAGATCTACCGCCTGTGTGTTATTATCTATCGCGAAATAGGTATATCCTAGAAGATCACCGTTTCTTTCGAATTTGATAGATGACATGGAATTACCTTTCACAGCTCCTTGTATCGTCTGCTTTTCGACGGACTGTGAAAAGTTAGAATGCCTTTTGAATGTGGAAGTGAAAAATGATATTTCAGGCTCCCCAATTATATGCTCGTCTTGTGCACCAATTGCCACTAACTGTACGATTCCAGAAGACATACTTACTATAGTGAAAGTATTTTTAAATTACAAATATGTAACGCCCTGAAATCTATGCGAGGTTCTTCTTTTTGCACGTGAACTTAAATATGAATACACAGTTGAGCACCAGGGCCGCTGTACCATCTTGTTTATCTATGTTAAATGTTAACCTGTCAAGTTTACGGATGGGATTATGATACGATTGTACGATGGGATACTCGTTTTTAAACAATACAACCTTAGTACCCGTACCACCTCCGGCTAATAAAACATGACTTCCTATAATTGTTCCAAATACACCGTTTAAATGATTATCAGTCGAATCTTCCAGATCCTGCTTACCGCGTTGAGAAAAATAACTTTTAAGTTCCTCTATACCAACATGTAAAGCTGTTTGTGTAGTTCCATTTGTTGTTATAGTAGCCGCTGTTAACTGTGCCTGAACAACATTTTCGAGAGGAGTTGGTAAAAAAGACGTAAAATCGGTTTTGTTAGTATGATCGATAGTATCAATAATCACGGTATGAATCTCATGATCGTAATCGGGGATATCGGGCTGAGATGTGGCGATGAGAAGCGCCATTTATAATACACTTAGAATTTTTCTACTTAAATACGTTGTAACGATTTAACTGGAAATGAGAATGATTTAAAAAATATTTATCCAACGATCTTGTAATTGGCGTGATCGCGAACGAGCTGCTGGTCGCCACAGACACCACCAGTGCTCGTGGAGTACACACTGTCGTTGAGGCAGTCGACGCTGCTCTTGAGAGACATCAGGGACGCCTGGGAGACGGCCTCGATATCAATATTCTTAGGCTGGTACCTAGACTTGCGATCACTGAAAAGAAGGGCGATCACGAAAAGTAATCCGATGGTGATAGCGATGGCTTTGAGTGTCGCACGGTTGGTAGAGTCGAGCTTCATTTTACTATGTGCTGATATTTTTTTATAAAGTGCGTTAAAGAGAATAGATTAGTTTCATTATAGAGAGTAATGGACGGTGAAATTGTCCTCGACAGGGGAAATGATTCGGTCATGAAACTCGATGAGAGGGAACAAGCCATGATGGATGAGATTCAACTCGATTTTGGTAGACCCCACGCTCACACGGGTAGTGCCCCCACTATTCAGCGAATGCATCGCTCAGATGCCCCGCCTGCCGAAATGTTTCAAGACGACGTAGATGCTTTTGCGAACCCTTCAAAACAGGCGGCTCCCCCACCCCCGCAAATGGACGAGCCTATTGATCACGGTGAGTATGATAACGGTAACGCATATAACGCCGCCCCCGCGGCGTTCGATTATGGCCCTGAACAGCATGAAGAGCAACCGTCACCTGGATACAAGACGATTGATGAAGAAAAGTCCGATCTTTTGAATAAACTCGGGCGACTCGAGAAGCGTGGATTTAATATCAATAAGTCACTCAACGCGTACTCGGCTGTGGATGATTTACGCACGGAAGTTAAGCGTATTACGTATAGTATAGATGTAGACAAGTCTATCAAGTTTTCGAGGCGTATGCTCATAGCGTGTGTGACTGGTATCGAGTTCTTGAATAAAAAGTATAATCCATTTGAAATTCAATTAGACGGTTGGTCTGAGAATCTCATGGAGAACCAGGATGATTACGATGAAGTGTTCGAGGAATTGTACGTCAAATATCGAACGAAGATGAACGTTGCACCAGAGATTAAGTTAATCATGATGCTCGGTGGTTCGGCTATGATGTTTCACCTTACGAATTCGATGTTCAAACAGGTGATGCCCAACGTGAACGATGTCATGAAGCAGAACCCCGATCTCATGCAAAATATGATGAGCGCGGTTCAGAATACTATGGTTAACCCTGGTCAAGCATCCGCCACTCCCCCGGGTGAGCGCCACGAGATGCGCGGTCCGGGACTCGACATTTCGAGTTTGATGGGTAATATCATGATGCCCCCGGGCCCTCCCATGAACACAACGCCTATGGTTTCCGCCCAACGGGAATATGTACCCGAGGTGGAGGAAGACGATGACGACATTTCGGATATTGTTTCCGAAAGAGCTGCAGGTGATATGGACGAGGATGTGAAGGAAGTTAAATTACCTGCAGCAAAGGCCAGGAAAGGAGGGCGAAAGAAGAAGGTTGAAATTAATTTGTAAACCTATATAAATGATAGGCTACAGCCCGATTGATTTCGACGACCCTATCGAGGTACCGATTCCCAGAAAGAAGGAAATCGTGGTCGATGAACCTCGTATCATAGAAAGAGTTCCAATAAAACCGGAGCCCGAAGAGCCGGTCGCTGATGAAGATACCGAGTGTAATTTCCTCGTGTTCTTCTTTATCGTGGGTGTCATTGCGTTAGCCGCAATGGATTCTGCGAAAAGGTAAGTATCATAAATGTACCACACGAGTCATCTTGTGTGTTAGATTTATAATAATTTATGATCGACGTGATATCCTTTAATTATTTTCCAATTCGGAAACTCGTTCTAGCATGGCGTGATACGCTTGTTCCATGACTAACATTCGTTCTTGTAAATTTGTTGTTTTTAATTTTTCACGATCGAGATCGGTTTCTAGTACAGCGATCTTATCTTTTTCTGTTTGAAATTCTGTATTAATAACCTTAGTTTGTAATTCCTCTTTTACAATACGCACGTCTTCTTTTGTAGTTTGAAGGTCGGTTTTTGTGGTTTGTAATTGAGCATCCACCTTTTGAAGACCCGCCGTGGTGAGTACGGACAATCCGGTGTAATCGAGTGATAACACATTTTGTGTTTCTACCGGTATTGTGTATTTTAAAGTATATGTTTTCTGAACTTCAGGGTTTAAATTTGCGTATACTTCGGAATTAATTCTGGTTTCCTCTTGTTCCTCGTTATTAGGTTCGTCGCGTATATAAAATGGTACACATTTATCTTGATCGATCGAATCTAATTGATCATATTCATCAGATGAGATATCGGTTTCTACTATTTTTGTTTCTTCACCGCTTACGAGAAATGCGAGTTCTGGTATTTTACGAACATCTTGCGCGATAAAACCAAATTCTAATGAATATTTATGTTTATCTTTTACATTTTCCCATTCTTCGTCGGTAGGCATCCATGTACCTAACCTTTCGGATGTCTCGGTAATTTTTTCGTATCTTTGTGGTTTGAGTTGATTAATTAACGCGAGAGGGTCTGTGATATCAGATTCGTTATACTTAATTCTATCATC